CGGCCGCCGCAAGGCCACCCGCTCGGACGCCACCGAGGCCGTGTGGGCCAGAGCGGAGCCTTCAGGCCCCACGGGCCAGACGGCCGCAGCCTACGCAGACAACCCGACCGAGGCCGAGCAGATGACGCTCGGATCGGCCACCTGAGAGGAGGGCCAGCATGGAACGTCTGACCCACGAGAGAGTCAACGGCATCAAGACGGGCTACTGGAGCGCAGCCACCAAGGAGGTGCTCGTCCAGAAGCTCGCCGCCTACGAGAACACGGGCTACGAGCCCGACGAGATCCGCGCAGCCATTGAACAGGCTGCCAAGAACAGCGAAACCAAGACCGCGACCATCATGGCCGAGTGCATCGCCGGAGCGATGAAGGACACGCTCGAGAAGTATGGCACGGCCGGCAGCGGAAAGAAAGGAGAAACCCCATGAACGAACAGAACCAGCGCGACAGCATCATGTCGATGGCCCGCGGCGCCTTCGAGGAGCGCGTCGACTATGAGATGGACAAGGTGATCCAGAACATCCTCGACCCCAACACGAAGGCCACGGCCAAGCGCAAGATCACCCTCACCATCGAGCTGGCCCCGGACGACGAGCGCCGCACCATCGGCGTCTCCGTGACGGCCAAGTCTACGCTCGCAGCCACCAACCCCGTCGCCACGGCTCTCTATGTCACCTCTGACGGCAACGGCGAGCTCGTCGTCGCCGAGATGGTGCCGCAGGTGCCCGGCCAAATGAACATGGACGGCACGCAGCAGGAGGCCCCGAAGCTCCTGAAGCTCGTCCAGCACGGATAAACACCCACAACACAGAACAAGGAGGACAACACAATGCTCGCAAAAATGATCGACAAAATCGTCAGCCTGAAGGAGACCAAGATCTTCGAGATTGACGGCCAGACCTACGCCGACGCATCACTCACCCGCATCCCGCCGCACGTCGACCGCCCTGACTGCATCAGCGTCAGCGGACTCGATAGCATCTGCAAGCTGATCCGCACCGAGCTCGAGAAGGTCGGCACGACCATCATGGTGCAGGTCAAGAGCAACGACACCGTCGAGGTGATGACCACCTACCTGAGCGACTTCTCCCGCAACACGCTCTACCGCGCCAAGGCTGACGCCCCGGGCCTGCGCACCGGCTTCAGAGGACGCGAGGTAGCTCTGATCGAGCTGCGGAGCCTCTGCATCCCCAACGAGGGCACGGCCTACCTGCTCGACCTGCTGAGTCGCATGACCAACGAGAACAGCGTCAGCACCAACGACAACGGCGTCACGCAGACCGTCGAGGCACGTCAGGGCGTCGCCCTCAACGCGGTCGTCGAGATCAAGCCTCGCGTCATGCTGCGGCCGTTCCGCACCTTCCTCGAGGTGGAGCAGCCCGAGAGCGAGTTCCTGCTGCGCGTGGATCCCGACGAGGGGATCGGCTTCTTCGAGGCTGACGGCGGCATCTGGAAGCTCGAGGCCAAGAAGAACATCGCCGACTACTTCCTGAAGAATATGGGCGATCTGATCGACGCCGGCAAGGTCGTCGTCATGCAGTAAATGGAGCGCCGGGCGGGCTCCGGCCCGCTCGGCTTTTCTGAAAGGAGCAGCACCGTGAAAGAATACGAAACCCTCACCCGTGAGAAGGTCGACGTCGTGCCCTTCGGCTGCGGTATGCCGGAGACCCACCTGATGCAGGACTGGAGCGACAAGATGCTCGACCTGATCCTGAACGGGCCCACCATCAACGGCATCAAGAAGGACGAAGTGCGGGCCATGCTGCGCGAGACCTACACGGCCCTGAAGCAGTACGAGAAGATCGGCCCGATGGCCTCACCCTTCATCAACGACCCGACGGCCATCGTGGCCCGGGCCTTCTCTGAGCTCTACCCCGGCGTCGAGTACGTCGCGCA